TGTTTTTTCGATAAAACGGGCATGGTTCTGCATTATTTCACGTTTTTCGACCATATCTGCTAAATCTACAAGAATTCTATTGTGTTTTGCGCCTTCACTGGAATAACGAACCTGAGATTTAAACATATAGAAATCATTTCGTTCAGCATATGCAGCATTATATCTTTTATTCATTCCAATAAGCAATGACATAAGATAATGATAGTACTCGACTGCACGTTGTCTTTCAGTGTACAAAGTTGTCATTAAACTCGGAAGTTCAACAAGCTTATTCATCTTTGAAGACAATTCTGCAACCTTAGCGTCCCATTCCTTACGCTCTCTAGCAAATCTTTCCTCAAGAGTTTCTTCATTTTTTAAATTTGGGTGTAATATATCATTTTCCATTTTTTAAAACAACCGTGTAGACATATCGGTAACTTTTCTTCTATTTTTAGGTTTTATTATTTTTATATTGTTTTTCTGTTTATCGGGTTTTAATTTTATATTAACATTAAGCAGTGGAATTTCCTCTTGCTCATCGAACATAAAATTAAGTTTTATACTAGGGTCTTTTTTCATTTTCTTTTATATTTTAGGGTATATAATATGTATTGATCGAGTCCATGATATAATTGAACATTTTATCTGAGAATTTAACACCATATTTTTTTGCTATTCGTAGCCCTTCAATCCATGCCTGAGATTCAATTAGCATATTATTTTCATTAACCAATTTTTCAAAACTTTCTTTTATAAGCGTATGTCCTATTTCATGAAAAAATGATGCAATCTTTAAATCTTTATCATCAAATATTCCCAAGATTATATCTTCATTATCAATAACATATGCGTTGTTTTTTAAATTTTTCTTATCTATATCATATTTTTCAGCAACTCTGCCTATATTATTTTTATTTACATGAACAACATTAAGACCATAATCTTTAGCTATTTTTCTTGTATCCATTTTGACTTTCTCTTTTTATTTATATATCGATAATGTCAAAAGAATCATTTGAAAAATATTCATTAAAATTAGGTATTATTATATTGTTATCTCGCATCCAAATTAACGCATCATTCAAATCCCATTTTTTTCTATAAGGAAGTCCATATTCTTGTTTAAACTTTGTCCAAAGAAACACTTCTTCGCCTTCATTTATTTTTTCAATGCTTGCTTCTTTACCATCAGGATCATCATCAAACCAATATCTCATAGGAATTTCTATAGGAAAATGCTTATGTACACCTGTACTAGCAATTGAGTTCTTAAATAAGAAAGCATCTAAGGGTCCCTCGAATAACGTGATAGGTCTTGAATAATTTAATAGAGTTATATTAAATATCTGAGAAAGTGCATCTAGATGTTCAGGAAGTGTTCTGGTGTCTTTTTTAAACAATTCATATAGTTTACTTAATGTATAAGTAAAATACCTGCTGTTTCCGTTAAATGTTCTTTTTTGAACACCTATTATTTTTCCTTCTGGAGTTAAATTTAAAATGACTAAATAATTTTCTCTTGGATTATACATGAATTTCTTTTCATCATACTGAAGTCTATTAACTAACCATGGCCAAACAGAAGATCCTTTTACTTCAACAAGCCCAAATGATTTTAGAAATTCCTGTCTATCAATAGCATACTTATTAATAACACCCATGTCTAAAAACGCAGACATGTCATATTTAAAGTTTGATGAATATGAAAAATCTTGTATATTACTTATAATATAATTTATAACACTTAAGTCAAGATTTATCTGATAATCTTTGAAAAAATTATCAATTCTTTTAAATTCTCCACAATTATGACATTTAAAAAAATTAGCATGTTTTCCCGATAAGATAAAATTGCCTCTTTTCTTATAATCACTTTTCATGCTATCTCCACAATAAGGACACGCAAACGAAATACGGCCCCTATACGAACGTATCTTGGTTTTTCCGTAATTACCCGGAAATCTTTTGTCAAGAATAGTTTGTAATAAGGTTATAAGACGCTCTTTATATTCTTCGGGAGATACTGTGGCGTCAATGTTAATATTAGAAAGGGAAGAATCGAAATTCAACCCTTTCTTTAAATCAACATTTTCTACCATAATTACAGATTAAGAAGTTCGTCGTCTAAATTAATAGATAAACCTGTAATATTTTCAGGAGATCCTATATCAGGAAGATTAAGATCTGATAATCCACCCATACCTACGTCAAGATTCAAATCATCAAGAGATAAGTCTTGCGAAGTGATATTTGAACTACTTTGTGAGGGAGATGAAGGTTTATTGACATTATCTCTCACGTTAGCAAAACCTGTAGATGGAACAACACCTGATACTCCTAAGATAACAGCATTTACGTAATCATGAGTTTCTTGATCCCATTCTTTAAATGCATACTGAGAAAGATCGGGAGAATTTTCCTTAAGAAAATTGAACACTTCTTCTCTTGGAGTATTGTTATTAATAGGAATAGGTTGTCCGTCTTCTTTTCTCGGAATTAAAAGAGGAATTTTCTTATCAAGGAAACGAGATTGATCATAATTGTTATAACCCGCTACCTTATTGATAATAAGTGCAAATGCTTTTCCGTCAAGAAGATCAAATGGCTCATGAGGATCACCCAGCACAGGTTTCTTTTCTGCTTCAATCTTTTCTTGGATCTTTTTTCCAAATTTCCATACAAGAAGTTTTCCTTCTGCTTCTTTATTCTGATCATCTTTTATAACCTGAATAATAGCAGCATACTGGTGTCTTCTACTAAAGATTTCTGCTTTCTTTTGGTCCTGAACAGATTCACTGTTCTTAAATTTCCAATACATATCCTGAAGAGGAGATGGTTGTCCTACAGAAGAGGGACAATCAATGCTTCGTCCACGACTAGTAACAGGATCAACCAACCAACATACCCACTTATCAAATATTGAGTTGTTTGGATCTGGCCACCAAGTAACGAATCTGATGATTGATTTGTAAACGCCGTTTTGTCCTTTATCGGCAGATGGAGAGTATTCCCCAGAAGATTTTGAGCCTTTATCGGCTTCAATGTTTACGTTAGGATGAAATAATGCATCCAAGTCATAATTAGAACTCATAGTAATTTAGTAATTTTAGTTAATAAGTTAAAAAATAATTTAAGTGATTAAAGCGCTTTAGTCATTTACTATAAAATAAAATATATATTCATAGAAGTTCACATAGTTTTAATGCAAAAATTAAAATGTTGTTAAATTTTTTAAATTATTTATTCAGTATTTTTGAATGATCTTTTACGTTTGTTTTAACTGTCTCTTTTTCTTCTTCGGATATATTCACATAATATAATTCTCTACGAGTTTTTCTATCAGGATCACTCATAATTTTATAACGTCTTTCTTGACGTGAAACTACTATAGCATAAATAAGAAGATCTACGACATTCGAAATAAACGCAATAGCAAAAATTACCATTAATCCCATCGCAATAATAACACCTAAACTCATAATATTAATTTTTTATTTTGTCCAACCTTTTAATATATTTGGAGAAAAGTTTGCATAACTAAATTCGTATCTATCTACAAGTTTAACGATGTTTCCGTGCATGTCGGATACAGCAAAACCTTCATCTCCAGTTGTAATATACTTTCTACTCCTAGTTTGCAAAAAAGTTTCAAATTTTCCGATATTATTTAATTTTTTAATAAACATATGTTTAATATTTGTAATCTCAAGTATTAACTCGATAAGGTGCTTTAGAATATCGTTATTTTCAATGTCACTGATAAGTTTATTTAATTTTTCAACTAATGCAGTTTTTGATTTTTCTGTTTTCTTTCCTTCTATATCTTTTTGATATCTGTTTACTACAAATGATTTAAGTTCATCAAGATATTCTTCACTTGAGTTAATTCGAATATTTCTTTTTATCAACGAATTCTGAAATATGGTAAACAACGAAATAAAATTATTATCTTTAATTATTCGTTCGTATTCTGGTGAAGATTCAACAATTTTACGATTTTCTTCTAATTTCGAAATAAATTCTGTAAATTTATTGCTTTCTTCTTCTGTAAACGTCACTATTCCTGCTAAAGAAGGGATATATGCGTCGGTCATAAATACTTCAGGTATAGAATTTAACTCGTTTGCCTTTGCGTTATACTTGGCTTCTATTTTTTCAAGAGATTCACCAGTATATCTAGTATGCCAAACTACTCCTACCTTTGCTTTTTTAATCTTTTTTCCTAAATCTGAATCTTTATCTACTTTATAAACTATTGTGTTAGGATGAAAAACATAATGATTATCTTCAGTTTTAAGTGTAGTTTCATCGAACAGAAAATCGCCTTGCCATATTTGTCCCTTTGGAATTCCTAGTTTTGGAACAAATTTCAACATATATTTAAGTTTAAATGCAAGATCAGGACGATCTTTATAAAACTTATCTACATCACTGCTACTAAACATAATTTTTCGATCTTTAGCAAATAAGCCTTTAATGGCTATGCCAGGTTTATCGAGACCCGGAAAATCTGACCATACAAAAACAGCAGGAGCACCATCAAATTTTACAGAAAGTTTGACATCCTCTTTTTCTGTGTGTCCTTGAAGTATTTCATATAAACTTTTAAACATATTTATGACCCAATCAATGCCTTCCTTTCCTCCGAGCATAACAAGATCTTCTGCGTGCGTCATATGTTTGTTAACAGTAGGAGTTACTGCTTCATTTATCCACTGCTTATATGATATAAATTTATTCATTTATTTTTTCTATTTCGTTTTCTTTGTTGTGTTTCCCATATTTCATCTAAAATTTCCTGAGCGTCACTCATTAATTTTTTTTTGCCATTTAATAGTTTTTATATTTTTCCAATTGTTTACATAATTCATAACATATTGCATGCCATCAATGATATTTCCTTTAAAGTATTCTGATGTGCCATTTTTAACAAGATTCTCAAGTTTTTCCATGTCTTCAAAGAAGCCATTTGCATGAAGATTTTTAATAATAAAAGCCTTAGGACGCACGTATGGTTTTAAATTATTATCATCTATCTTTCTATAATTATTAAATATTCCATAACCTGTATGGCCGTATTCGTTTATTATTTCGTCCGTTTCTTCTTCCGCTCCTTCAATAACAACGCGCTTTAACATTTTCCATATCTTTTTAATAATTCGTTCGTTATAGCCAGGATAATTGGTGACAAAATTTTCATAATCATCATTTAATATATCTTTTCTCATTATTGAAGCAGATATTGGTTTTCCGTCGTTATCATCGGTTCTTCCTTGATATATTAGAGGTTCAGCATCAATAGGAAGTTCTATTACTTTAACGCCATCATTTAAAAAACTTGCGTATTTTCCATTAGGTGAAAAATCTTCAGCGAATTTAGTTACTCTCTCATAATCTCCGCCTTTTTTCGAACCAGCTAAGGCATATACGCCGGGTTCGGCTTCGTCTGTAATGTATTTATAAGCTGTTAGTATGGGCGAAGGATATGGAACAGCTTCTGCAGAAACATTATCAAAAGAGGAAAGAAGTTCTTCAGCAATTTTTAATGAAAGCTTTTGATCAATTCCATTTCGAATTCCTGGGCCAATAAGAACTCTAACCTCTTTAACTTCTGGATGTTCGGCATATCTTTTAATTAGCCCTAAATGTCCTGCAGTAAGAGGCTTGAAACCGCCTGGAAACAAAACTACTACTCCTTGTTTATCATTTTCATTGAGCCAATTTTTATAGGATTTAAAATGCATACTACATTATTATTTTTATATTTATTCAAATAAAAATGGGATAATTATTTTATCCCATCAAGAGTCTTTAACATTTCGATCAACTGTAGAAACTTTATGTTTGCAATTTTCATTATGATATCGAGTTAAATTAGATTTATTCATTTTAGCCTCGCAATATATACATTTATATTGTTTCTTAAATTTTGCTCGTGTTTTTTCAGAAATCTTTTTTCCTAAATGAGCTTTACGAATCTTTTCTTTTGTTTCTGATGAATGACTCCAGCCGGTTTTCATAATTTGCATTTTTCGTTTTTCTCGAATTTTCTCTCTAGCACTCTTATCTTTTTTATTATTTTTTAAAAATTTTTCCCAAATTTCCTTTTTATGTATAGCTTCCTTTGTTTTTTCAGCTACCTTTTTATTTCTTTCATCTGTATATATTTGCACGTTGTGTTTTCCTTTATTCCATGGCGTATGTCCGGGCTTTATCGATAATATTTTAATTAATGCATTTCTTGCATATTCATAATCTCTTGAAGAAAGTATCTCGCCGTATCTTTTACTAAACGTCATTCTATGTAATGCCCATATAAGTTTTTTATTATCGAAATAAATGAAAACTAATAATTTATGACAAATATAATGTTCCCGGGGTGTTAATAAAACTAAGTTATTTTCATCATTAGAGCCATTTAAACATCGTGGTTTTATATGATGTTTTTCATAATAAGCATAGCATTCTTGATATTTTTTTATTTTAACTCTATTTTCAGATTTTGCTTTCTGAATTATAGAATCATAAATCTTTTGGTAATTCATAATAATTATTTTATACTATCAAGTGTTTTTAACATCGAAATTAGCATTGGGTCAGGGTGACAATCGCTTTTTCCAGAACCTCTATAGCTAACATGCGTCCATACTCCGCCTATACCAGATAATGCTCGTATAGATTTATCCCACATATCTTCGTTGTATTTTAAAGATATCCCATACATCATTCTCCAATAAAGTAAAAGTTCCCCTACTGTCTGTATTTGAGCTGTAGTATATTTCTCATAATAATTATATCCCATAAATCCTTCAGGATAATATTGTGCAACAGCATATATTTCTTGCCCGTAATAGTTTTTATATTTGCCATTTGTAGAAGGAATTAACCATCCCCAGTTATCAATCTCTATTCCTATTGAATACTT